TGGAGTGGCGCTCGACGCGATGAAAACCACGCTGGACCTTTTAGTGGAGCGCACAAAAGATCTGCCGGATATATCTAAACGAGTTACGCGGCTCGAATCGTGGAAGGCATTCATCGGCGGAATTGCCGCAGCGTTTACAATGATCGGCGGCGCAGTTGGTTTTATCGTCGGCACCCTTGCGAGGTCAAAGTAATGGCAGCGACCCTCTACAAGCCCGAGTATGTCGAGCGCGCACGAGAGATGTGTCTGGCTGGCGCGATCAATCCTGAGCTTGCCGCGGAGTTCGGCGTAACCGTCGCCACAATCAACAATTGGCGGTCCAAGTTCCCTGAGTTCCGCGCGGCGATGGTGGCAGCTAAAGAGGTTGCCGATACGCGCGTTGAGCGGTCACTCTATGAGCGCGCCAACGGCTACAGCTTTGAGGCTGTCAAGATCTTCTGCGGAAAAGACGGACAAGTTACAGAAGTCCCTTATATTGAGCATGTTCCTCCCGATGTGACCGCTCAAATCTTCTGGCTGAAGAATCGCCAACCTGACAAGTGGCGCGACAAACAAGACTTGGAACTTAGCGGCGGCGTGAGCCTGGCCGACGCGATCGCAGAGGCGCGCAAACGTGCCAGCAAGAGCAAATAGTCCGGCGGAAGAGCAAGCACTTCGAGGGGATATTGGCTCGTTCGCGCTAGACCCTCTCGCCCATGTGCGATACGTCTGGCCGTGGGGCTCGCCGGGCACCTTCCTAGAAGAACATGAAGGCCCGCACGATTGGCAAATCGACATCCTGAGCGTCATCGGAAAGCATCTGCGCGGAGAAGGCTGCGGTTGCGGCATTCATGGCTGGCAAGAGAGATTCCAGCCACTGCGCATCGCTGTCACGTCCGGACACGGCATCGGCAAGACGGCGCTGATCGCCATGATTACGCACTGGGCTATGTCCACCTGCGACGATTGCCGCGTAATGATGACAGCCAACACTGAGGACCAGCTCGCAACCAAGACGTGGCCCGAGGTTGGCAAATGGCTAGAGAAGTCCATTAACGCGCACTGGTGGAACCGCACAGCGACTCGAATCCAGGTTAAAGATAAGGCACATGCTGATTCGTGGCGTGTTGACCGCGAGACGTGGAGCGAAAACAACACCGAAGCATTCCAAGGACTGCACAACAAAGGCAAGCGTATTGTCGTGATCTACGATGAGGCCAGCGCGATTCCGGACAAGATATGGGAAGTCACTAGCGGCGCACTGACCGACGAGAATACAGAGATCATCTGGCTGGCGTTCGGCAATCCAACCAAGAATACTGGCGCATTCCGAGAGTGCTTTGGACGCTTCAAGCATCGCTGGGTGCGGCGCCAGATCGATTCCCGCACGGTTCCCGGCACGAACAAGGTCGAGATTGCCAAAGAAGTAGAGGACTGGGGCGAGGACTCTGACCGTATCCGCATCCGCGTCAAGGGTGAGTTCCCACGGGCCGGGTCCGGCCAGTTCATCGCCGGTGACGTGGTGGCAGATGCCCGCAAGCGCAACGTGGGCGACCAGAGCAGGGCATACAAGATCCTCAGCGTGGACGTAGCGCGGTTTGGCGACGATCAGACGGTGATCGGCTACCGGCAGGGCCTGCGCGCTGTCACGACTGACAAGATTCGTGGCATGGACACGATCCAGGTTGGCCGACAGGTCATCATGCGCATTCTTCAAGAGCGGCCACGCTCGGTTGTGGTGGACGGTGACGGCATCGGCGGCGGCGTGGTGGACTACGTGCGCACTTACCTGCCCGAGGCATGGAAGGCGGCCGGCCTGCCTCATACGCTGCGAAAGACAGGCGGAACTCCTGAGATCATGCTTCCCGAATGGTTTCGCATCGAGGAGTTCCATGGCGGCGCCACCCCTGGCGACCAGTTCATGTACTTCAACAAGCGCGCCGAGGTCTGGGGCAAACTGCGCGACTGGCTGGTCACTGCGCAGATTCCCGACGATCCAGAGCTTGAGGCGGACTTGACGGGGCCGGAATACTACCACTCAAACAAGAACCAGATTCAGCTTGAGCGCAAAGAGGACATGAAAAAACGGGGCTTGTCATCGCCCGACACAGGGGATATGCTTGCAATGACGTTCGGCGTGACGCCGATGAACAAGACGCGCGACGAAGCGCTGGTCGAAGATTTGGCCAACACTCCGGACCCGATGGAGCGGCATTTCAAGATGCTGCGCGAGACGGATCGGCGCGAGAAAGCCAAGAAACCACTCCAATTCTGGGAGTAGAGTGCTACTATGTTCGCAATGACCTTTCGTGACCGAATCCGCGCATGGCTGGGCATCACGCAAATTGTGACGGCTGTCACAGATGTTCCGTCGCTGACCATGTTCAAGGCGATGGAGATGAAGCAGGCTGAGCGCCACGACGCGATCCTGGCCGCGCTCACCCGCATCGAGCAGCGCATGATCAACGAGCACATCGGCGTTCAGCCGCGCGAATTCACCGAGCCCATTCTCGATTGGGATACGGTGCAAGCTATTGCATTGACACAACTTCAACGCAATCCAGAAAAGGAGCAGCATGTTTAACTATCCGATTGGCAAAGGCGGCATTCCGCCGAAGAAGATGGCGAAAGCGCCCGTTGCGAACCCCGCGGACGCCGACGAAATGCACGCTGGCGAAGACGATGAGCCGGACGTGAACGACAAGCCGGTCCATACCGAGCACCACCCGGAGGGCCACCACACCACCACGCACGAGTCCGGTGCGGCCCATGACAGCGAGAACCTGGAATCGCTGAAGGATCACCTCGACAAGTACTTTACCGAGGAAGAGCACGAACCCAGCGAAGGCGGCGGCTACTAAAGTTTGGGACTTACGTGCTTAACTCCCGTGGAGAGCAATGAAACTCAGCAAGTACCAACGCGAGGCATTACGCATGATGTTTGGCGGAAAGTGCGCCTATTGTGGCTGTGAACTTGAGCGAGGATGGTGTGCAGATCACGTAGAGGCAATCTACAGGAACTGGAGTAAGTTATCTGCCAATCCTATTACCGGCTCCGTGACTATAACCCCAACAAATCAGCCACGTTTTCCCGAAAGAGATAGTGAGGACAATCTATTTCCATCTTGCCGCGCTTGCAATATCCACAAAAGTGTATTCGGACTTGAGGCGTGGCGGATTGAACTTGGGAAGCTTACTGGCTTTCTTCAGCGTGGCTACCCAACCTATCGCCATGCACTTAGGTTTGGACTGATCGTTGAAACATCAACGCCGATTGTTTTTTGGTTCGAGAAATTCAAAGCAAGGGAGTCAAAGACATAATTCCCTAAAGTTTGCGCGGTCATCCCGAGCCTTGGGATTAATGCAAGTGGGAGACCTGCCCACCAGTCGCGCAATTCACCTGAAAGGACACCATGCAAGTCAGCTACGCAGAAGGCACAGCAATCAACCTCCAGGACGCCACGCGAGACCTCGACGCGCGGCTATCCACTGTGGAATCCAATCCGCTTTTGAAAGCCGAGGATCTAGCCGTCGATCTCGCATCTGGAATCAAGCAGGAAATTGACCCTCTCACCGATCGTGTCAAGGCGCTCGAAGATGAGATTGTCCTCCTGCGGGCCGCACTGGAACCAAAGAGCTAGACATGCCCTTTCGCTCACTCAAGCAGGCCCGCTGGGCGCACTCTCAAACCGGAGAGAAGGCGCTGGGCGGACCTGCCAAAGTGTCCGAGTGGGATTCCGCGACAAACTTCAAGTCATTGCCAGAGGCGACCATGAAGACCAAGCACGTCGATTTGGGCAGCAAAGGCAGTTTCCAAGAGAAGCCGGGCGCGCTGCACGCCATGCTGCATATTCCTCCCGACCAAAAGCTGACGGCCGCCCAGGAAACGCCGAAGCCAGGCGACTCGCCGCTGTTGCGTCGGCGCAAAGCATCGGCTGCGGGTTTCGCCGCGATGCACAAGGGGTAGCATGGACTTCGAGCAGCAAAAGCCGATCACAGACGACTTCCGCAAGGGCTGGGAGCGCATCTACGCACCGCAGGAAGCGCGAAAAGCAAAGCGCAGCTCGATCCCTGAGACCTACCCCAACGGCTGCCCGATCCTTAGCGATGGCCCACAGAAAGACGATCTATGACGCCCTTAGTTGTCGATGAAATTTCCCTGCGCATGGCTGATGAAATATGTCAGACTTGGCGCTCTTTCCGGGAATCTGACAGAGCGCCACAGATTAAGGCGCGGATTCAAGTAGCGATAGCGTCGGCAATTGTGCAGGAATTGTCGTTCACGACAAAGAGAGAGATGGGGCTCTAATGCCTAACCCAACGCTGAACCCCGACGACATCGAGCAAGACGAGCAAGAACCCATTGCGCCGCGCCTGACGCCGATGCCCTGGCCGCCCCCCGGCTACACTCCAGGTAAGATCGCGCCATGGTTCTGCGGTGCGCAGGAGAACGGCAAAGAGGAAATCTACGGGCCGGACGAACTGGGCGAGTACGTCTCAGCGATTGAGCAACTTACGCAGAACGTCAACAAGACGGACGCGGCTGCGCGAATCTGGGAAGTGCTCCAAGCGTGGGAGATGCGCCTATTCCGGCGCAATTACCAGTTCCTGAACGTGGGCTGGAAGGGTTGGGGAATGTTCGGCGGATCTTCGGGGGCCAACGGTGCGCAGAGCTTCATGGCGGCCGGCAACGCGATGAAACTGTTCTCGTGCAATGTCTTTGGCGCACGCCACAAGAAGATTACCGCGCTGCTCAGCCGGGTTGTGCCGGGTACGACCGTCGCCGCGGTGGACGACGAAGATCCGATGGACCAGGCCGCAAGCGAAGAGGCTGAGAAGTTCCTCGAAGTGTTCCTGCATCAGGCAAACCTGAAGGGCGTCGTCAAGAAGGCGGCGGGGTATTTCTGCACAGATGACCGCGTGGGCTTCCTGACGTTCACGGTGGCCGACCAGACGCGCTGGGGGACAGAA